CTTGTACCTCCCATAATGGGGCATTTTTACAAAATGTTCCCTTTTCCTTAGTCCTGCTCCTCCTCTAAAAGGTCCAGGATCCCAAAGCCATCGAAGTCAGTTAAACTAGCTTCGATAATCTTATCCTCATTCGTACGTGAGACGGATGCTGGTTCTGCTGACATTTTGTTAATGGCAACATACATGTCTATACCAGTCTTTTCTCTTGTTTCCAAGAGAACACCTAGACTTTTTACTAAGCTGTCAAGAAAGCTTAGTGGTATCTTACGTTGATAGGATGACCAACTCCTTTCAACACTTATACTAAAATCATTGTATGATTTAAGTATCCTATCTGCTAATTTGATATTTAATTTATCATTAGCATCTTCAATATTGACATCTAGTGTTAAGAGGTCAATAGCTTCTAGAGCCATAGACATTTGTCTTTGACCCTCTTCTGAATTATCTGTTTGTAGTATCAAACACATAATTTCAATTGTATCCTTATCGATGTCCTTTAAGGATTCGTAATCGGAACAGATCTCTTGAAGAGCCTGTACCTTGTTTAATAAATTATCAAAGAGAATTGATAATTTATTATTCTTGTGAATATATGAAGTTTCCTTCATTATTCTCATGAATATCTTTAACTCGCTTGAAAGCTTGATAAGATTTTCGATGCTTGGACTAAATCCTTTAGTGTCAACCAGCTTATTACTTGCCGCATATACAATGCTATGCGCAAGTACTGCTTGAATTATAGCAATATCAGTATTGCTAAATCCAGAAAAGAACTTTTCAAGATTCTCCTTGAATGATCTACGAAATATAGATGGTACATTCAATGTACTCATTATATCTATTAAACCCATATACCCTGTACTGAGTATTGGATTAACTGTCAATAAGAAACTTTTCAAGTTTCCTATTGTCCATTTAGTCTGCCTGTGTTCTGAATACCAGGCAGCTAATGCGATTTGATTATCGATTTTATCTTCGGTAACCAATAGTTTTGTTGGAATGGGTGTAACCTCATATCCATCAATAATGAGTACCTTAGCAAACTCTGCTACTGCTGCTCCATTTTCAGGTTTATATGGATTGAATATATAACCCTTACTAAGATTGCATTCGACATTAGCAGCGTTTGCAATATCAATATACAGAGGTGGAACTAACATCTCTGGATCATGACATGTTGTTAGGTTATCATCACCTAGAATACGAGAAAATTTTGAAAGCTCGATATTGAGATTCAAAATTCTTAGGACAGTCATCATACATATATGATGTTCTGCCGAGAATGCAGGAAAGGAGCTTAGAAATCCTTGTGGCTGCCCGTTATAGAAAGAAAATTCACGTTTCTTTCCTTTTAGTTTAATATATGACTTGCTAGTCATAATATTAAGCCAATCTGCTGATAGTTTATCAGCATTCGGATTATTATAAAGAATTAAATTCTTTATAATAGAGTATTGCAACCCTATATTGAATGTATCGGTTGCACTTGTAAGATCAAAGCTGTACACGCTCCAATCTTTATGCTTGGCCATGACTTCTTTAATATAGTCTGGGCCACTCTTTTGATTAAAGGTACAATCAGAAGGTAACCTTTTCAAGACATATGCGATTAAATTCTGGAAGAATATTAATCTATCTTGTTCAGAGTTATTCAATGGATGAATAACTCTAATCTTAGGTTTCTTCTGTCTTATAACAGTAGAGTACCTTCG